GCGGTCGCGCTATTGCATGTCCTGATTACGTGCTGAAAAACGACGTTGCCCTGGATAAATGGGCCGAAATATCCGCACTTTATGATGGTTTTGACTTCGTATCTGCCGGGGATTCCGGCCTGATCGCCCGCTACTGCATGACTTACTCTGAATATTTAGACCTCATCAAAGCGTTCCAGCGCGTCAAGGAAGTGCATTATGACTGCGACGAACTGGATGAGGCTATCAATTCATCGTACATTGTTGAAGAAACAGAGCAAAGCAAGCGGGTATTCGGGGCTAAAGTCATGAAGCAACTGCGCGACCTGTTTTCGATCAACGCTATCCTGACCATCGAAACGGCAATCAACCAAAAGATGAAGATGCTTATAGCGATGGAGGACAGGCTTTTCCTTAACCCGCTGGCGAAGGTAAAGAACATCCCGAAGCAGAAAGCGGATGAACCAGAGGACAAGCTGAAAGCGGCTGGGTATGATATATGAGCCTTACGCAAGAGCTTGTTAAATATTCGCAGGACGTTATAAGCGGAAAGATCGTATCCTGCAAGAAGCATAAATGGGCTTGTCAACGCTTCCTGAATGACCTTGAAAAACAGGCGACGGAAGCGTTTCCGTATGTCTTTTCAGAGCAGAAAGCAGAGTATTTTCTGGGCTGGATGCGGCTATTTAAGCACACAAAAGGCCCGCTCGCAGGGCAATTTAAGGAGCCAGAACTGATTGAGAAGTTCATCTTTGGCAACGTGTTCGGCTGGGTGCACCAGAACACAAACGTCAGACGTTTCAGGAAAGCGTATTGGCAGGTGGCGAGGAAGAACGCGAAGTCGCAGGATTTGGCAATAACAGGATTGTACGGGCTGGCCGCCGATTCAGAACAGTATGCAGAAGTGTATGTCGCGGCCACGAAAAAAGAACAGACACGTTATGTCTGGGGCGAAGCGTCCATCATATCGAAGAACAACCCAGACTTTGAGAAGAAGATCGTTACAAAGTTCTATGAACCCATCATGTCAAAGGCGATTTTGCATCCGAAAAGCGGCTCATTCTTCGCTCGAATGTCCAAAGATGACCAGAAAAAAGGCGACGGAGCAGCCCCGCACTTCGGCTTAATTGACGAATATCACCTCCACGACACGGAAGAATACTACGGAGTGCTGACTTCCGGCATGACCGCAAGGCGGCAACCCCTGCTTTTTATCATTACAACGGCAGGAAAAGACCTGAACAAACCGTGTTATCGCATAGAATATCGGTACGCAAGCGACATTTTAGACCCGGATACCGAGGTAACGAACGATAGATACTTCGTCATGATCAACGAACTGGACGTTGACGATGAAGGAAACCTTGTTGATGATATCAAAGATGAAACCTGTTGGCCGAAAGCAAACCCGATTGTATGTTTAACACAAGAGGGAATAGATTCCATCAAAGACCAGGTTGCTTCTGCTTTGGACAAGCCGGAGAAGCTGGCCGACGTTCTGACAAAGACCTTCGACGTGTGGGTGAACAAAGGGCAGAACGCTTACTTGAATTACGGCAAGTGGAAGGCCCGCGGAGTGACTAAAACCCTGCTCATGCCGGACTTGACGCAGGGCGAATGCTTCATCGGGGTAGACTTAACCTCGAAAATTGACCTTGCAGCGGTCGCTTTCGTGTTTGATTTGGGCGAAATCGTGGCGATAAAAGCCCATGCGTTCACCCCGGAGAATGTTTTGCAGCAGAAAATCAAGACCGACAAGATGCCCTATGATCTCTGGAGAGATCAGGGATGGCTTACAACTACGCCCGGCGAGGTGCTGGATGATCGGTTTATAGCCAAATACATAGACGATGAAGTGAAAAGAAACAAATACAACGCCCATTTCTGCGGGTATGATATGTATAACGCCACTCAATTTGCCAATGTAATGCAGGATGATTACGGGTACGAGATGGTTGTGGTAAGGCAGGGCATCCCGACCCTGCATGAGCCAACCAAGGAACTACGCGAAATGATCTATCGCGGGGCAGATACGCCCGGAAAGAAGATTGTCCATTGCAACAGCCCGGTACTTAACATGGCGGCAAAGAACGCCGTTACTCGCGGCGACCACAACGGAAACATCATGCTGGACAAGGAGCACTCCTACACCAACATTGACCCGATGGCGGCAGTTGTGAACGGAATGCTGTTTGTGATAAAGAAGATGGGGCAGAAGCCCAGCGTGTACGAGAGCCGGGGGATGTTTGTGCTGGAATGATATACTAACACACTAATAAACTAGTATACCAGAAGATATACAAAACTAGTATGTTGACAAACTAGTATACCAGTGTTACAATGGTCGTGAAGTTAAAACACGGCCGTTTTTTGTTGTGAATAAATAGGGCAGGTGAGCGCGTGAAGATAAAGCTGTTCGGAAGAACGTATGGGTTCAAGGCGGCATCGGCATCCAGCTCCACGTCCGTATGGAATACGTTCCTTGCCGGGCGCGGCTTTAACGTATCCGCAGATACTGCATTGCAGATCTCAGCCGTTTTCCGTTGCGTTGACCTGATCTCAAAGACGCTCGCAACCCTGCCGATGAACCTGTACAAAGACACAAAGAAGGGGCAGGAAAAGGCGAGCGAGCATCCTGTTTATCAGCTGGTACACTACCTTCCGAACCACCAGACAACGGCCTATGAGTTCTGGCAATGTTACGTCGCAAACTTACTGCTATCCCGTGGCGCATTTGCCAAGATCATCAGAAGCAGTTCTGCAAGGATAGCAGAACTTTGGAACATCCCGACGCGCTGTGTGAGCGACATTCAGATCAACAGCGAGAACGGGGAGCGGTACGTCGACGTTACACTGGACGGAGGCGGGACGGAACGGCTGCACGAGGGCGACTTCATGTACACGCCGGGGTTTCTGTTTTCAGACCGAAACAAGCCAGAAGACCCGCTGCGGATCGCAAGCGAAGTATTGGGCTTGTCCGACACGCTGGGCACTTACGCGAAGTCTGCGGCAAGCGCGACCAACCCCGGCGGGTATGTAGAAGTGCCGACCGGATTGACGCCAGAAGCGTTCACCAGATTACGCGACGATTTTAATAAGAACTATAAGGGAGCACAGAACGCCGGGGCGTTCATGTTCCTCGAAACGGGAATGAAAGCGACGCAGTTTGACCGCGACCTTGAAAAGATGCAGCTTTTGGAAAGCCGGAAACACGCCGTTACAGAGATATGCCGCATCTTTGGAGTCCCCCCGCACATGGCGATGGACTTAGGCAATGCAACATTTTCTAACATAGAGCATCAGAGCCTAGAGTTCGTGAGGGATTGCATGAACCCGCTTTGCGTGAGGATAGAACAGACCGCATACAGGGACTTGCTGACCGAAGCCGAAAGGCGCGTGTACTATTTCAAGGTCAACACCAACGCGCTTCTCCGTGGCGACACTGCAACCAGGCAGGCTTACTACAACACCATGCGACAGACGGGCGTAATGAGCGCAAACGATGTGTGCAGGCTGGAAGATTACCCGCTGATTCCGGCAGAACAGGGCGGGGATGACCGGCATGTGAACGGGAACATGATCCTTCTTGCCAACGCACGGCAGAACATCCCGAAAGGTGCAACGACAGCGACCGTAAGCAACAAGGGGGCACAGCAATGAAGTTTTGGAATTTTAAGGCGCTGGATGACGGAAGCGCGGAGCTGCGCATTAACGGCGAAATTGTTGATGACGAAGATGCGTGGGTTATGGAGTTCTTCGGAATCGACCACACCGCCCCCAATGCTTTTAGAAACGAGCTGAAAAAGTATAAGGGAAAGCCAGTCAACGTATGGATTGATTCGTATGGCGGCAGCGTATTCGCCGCGACCGGCATTTACAACGCGCTTAGGGAGCACGGCCAGATCACGACCATCATTGACGGTAAGGCCATGAGCGCAGGGTTTACGATTGCGTTGGCGGGAGATACAGTCAAGATGAGCATGGGCGCGCTGGCAATGGCGCATAACCCGCTTGCAGAACCCGGAATGGCGAACGCTGATGATTTGCGCCGCGTTGCTGATGTGCTTGACAAGGTGAAGGACACAATGCTCAATATCTACCAAGCCAAGAGCAACCTTTCCCGTGAAAAGCTGTCCGAGATCATGAGCGCCGAAACCTACATGACCGCGCAGGACGCAAAAGAGCTGGGATTTGTGGACGAAATCTACGAAAACGGCCCGAATCAGGTCAAGGCAAAGGGCTTTAACCGCCTTGCAATCGTCAATTCGGCGCAGTTTGACATGGATAAAATCCGCGAAATGATGGCGCAAAAAGCAAAAACGGAGCCAGAAAGCCCAGCAAACAGCGGAACGTTATATGTTGAATACCAACCTACGTCGGCAACAAACATCGTGATCAACGCAAGAACGCCTGACAACGGGGCAGAAATGCAGCCCGTAGCAGATAATCCGGGGACGGAAGCCCCAAAAGACGCACTCAAGGAACAACGCAAGCACTTTACCGACATCAAAAGAAAGATATTGGAGGTCTAACAATGGCTAAACTGTTTGACATGTTGCAAGCGCGGGCAACGGCTACCGAGAACATCCGCGCGCTGATGGCGAAGTACGAAGATCAGGAAATGCCCGCCGAGGATAAGGCGCAGCTGACCAAGATGGAAGCCGAGTTTGACGCGCTGAACACCAAAATCACGAACGAGCAGAAGCAGCTTGAGCGTGAGCGCGTCGCCGGTGAGAAGCCGCATCCGGTCGCCCCGTCCAATGACGAAGCGAAAGCCAAGCGAATCAGCGCGTTTAACCTCGCCTTGCGTTCTGGCAGCGAAAACGACATGCGCGCGTATGCCGCGTTGCAGCAGGACAACCCCACGCAGGCCGGTTATCTGCTTGCGCCGGAGGAGTTCCGCAGCGAGCTTATCAAGGAAGTGGATGACCTGACGTTCATGCGCCAGAAGGCGAACGTCCTGCCTCCGCTGCGTAACGCGCAGAGCCTCGGTTATCCTGTGCGCACCGCCGCCATGAGTTCCTTCACGTGGGGCACCGAGCTGCAGGCCCCGACGAACGACACTACCCTTGCGTTTGGCAAGCGTGAGTTCAAGCCGCGTCCTGGCGTGTCCGGCATCCTTGTGTCCAAGACCCTCGTGCGCAACGTGGCGAGCGTTGATTCCCTTGTGCGTGGCGAAATCGCCGCCGAGGTCGCCAAGCAGCTGGAAACTGCGTACATGACGGGCGACGGCGCGACCATGCCGCTCGGTCTGTTTGTTGCGTCCAACGACGGCATCCCGACCAGCCGCGACGTATCGACGGGCAACACCGCAACCGAAATGAAGTTTGACGGACTGCTGGCGGCCATGTACTCCGTGAAGCCGCAGTATCAGGCGGGGTCTGAATGGATTTTCAGCCGCGCGGGCGTGCTCCAACTGGCGAAGCTCAAGAACAGCGAAGGTCAGTACATCTGGCAGCCGTCCGTGGTTTCCGGCACGCCTGACATGCTGTTCGGCAAGCCCGTAAACATGAGCGAGTATGCTCCGGGAACGTTCACGACCGGGCTGTACGTAGGCCTGTACGGAAACCTCAAGAACTACTGGATTTGCGATGCGATGAGCCTCGAAATTCAGGTGCTCAACGAGCTGTACGCCGCTACCAACCAGACCTACTATATCAGCCGCATCGAAACCGATGGCGCGCCTGTGCTATCCGCCGCTTTCGCTCGTGTGAAGCTGGGCTAACCGACAAGGAGGTATAAAACCATGATGTCTTTCCTTAAGGAATGTAAGATTGTCCCCGTCGAGAACAGCGTCGCGGCGGGGCAAGCGACCACGGTTGGCGAGATCGTTGATACCGCCGGTTTCCAGTGCGCGTGTTTCATCTACAAACTGGGCACCGTAACGGACGGCGCGGCGATCACGTTGAAAATCTATCAAGGCTCTGATGCTACGGTTTCCGACGTTGCAGAGCTGGCGGGCGCGTCCGCTGCGATTGCGACCGCATCCGGCGACAGCGAACAGCGGCTTGTTGTGGACGTTATCAAGCCCCGCGAGCGCTACTTGCGCCCGACCATCGTAACCGCTACGCAGGATGTTGGTATTGACGATGCAATCTGCATCCTATACAACCCGGACGTTATCCCTGTTACCCAGCCCGCCACGGTTGACGCTTCCACGTTGGTTGTCAGCCCCGCCGAAGCGTAAGGAGGAATTAAGATGGCATTAAGAGATGGCTGGAATACGCCTCCTTCCTACCAATATCTTGAGGATATTGCGGGCGGCGTTGGCTCCATTGGAACAACCTACTATGTGGACTGCAACGCAGGCGCGGACACCAACGACGGCTTGAGCTGGGGCACGGCGTTCAAAAAGCTGTCTGTGGCGTTGGCCGCCTCCCATGCGAACATCGCCGCTGGTGCTACTGGCTGGGCTTCCCGCAACCGCATCTTCTTCAAGGGCGACCAGACCGCTACCGCTGATGGCGAGAACCTGACGGCCCTTGCACAGAAAACCGACATCATCGGCGTGGGCTCCACCGACTGGAAGAGCAAGCCTCAGCTGGTCGGTAACCATGTTATCCCAAACACCACAAGCTACATGGGTTGCAGGTTCATCAACGTCATGTTCAAGGGCCCCGTTCTGTCCGGCGGCGATATCTTCTCCATTACCGGGCAGCACGGAATCGAGTTCATCAACTGCGAGTTTATGGGGGATTCGACCACCCCGGCAACCGCCGCTATTGTTTCCACTGCTGGCGTAAGCCTGAAAGTCATCGGCTGTGACTTTAAGGGCGCGTTCTCCGATGCTGTGATCGAACTGGGCGCCGGACAGGCTGACGGATTCGTTGTCAAGGATTGCTTCATCCAGGGGGCAAACATGGGCATCGACATTCCCAATACCGTCACCTATGCGACCGGGAAGAACGGCCTGATCGAAAACAACCTCATTAAGACCACGTTGGCCTGCATCAATGACGCGCTGGGGACTACGTTTGTACGGCGCAATAACCTGTTCACTGCCGCCGCCGAAGGCGTGGGGCTGGCTGGGGTGATCGTGTGCGGCATCAAGTACGCACAGGACAACCGCTGCACGACCAGCGACAAGAACAACGTGATTTACCCGCCTGAAGGTACTGGAGCGTAACATGAGAGTGAGATATAAGACGCTGGCCGCTGGCCCCGATGGCGTGTATCGCATTGGTGATGAGGCCGAAGTGACCGAACAGCTTGGCAAGCAACTTGTATCCGGCGGCTACGCGGACGCAATCGGTGTAAAAGCCGTAGCGTCGGTAGCCGTGCAGGAAGTCAAGGAAATGCTTGTAAAGCCAAAGGCCAAAACTACGCGCAAGAAGGTGTAAGCATGAAGTACGCAGTAACCACGCCGCCGAGCACAGAGCCAGTCAGCCTTGCTGATGCAAAGGTGCATCTAAGGACTGTAACGGGCGATACATCGGAAGATTCCGCAGTTATCTCCCCGCTCATTACTGCTGCGCGTGAGTACTGCGAGAACTTCACAAGGCTTTCTTTCGCCGCTCAAACCGTCAAGGCGTATCCTGATGGCTGGGAAGATAACATAAGGCTCCCAAGACCGCCGATTGTAAGCGTGACAAGCATCAAATACTACGACGAGGACGATATTGAATACACGCTTTCAACGGACGATTATCAGGTAGACACGATCGGCGGCACAATCCAAATCCTCGAAGAACCGACAACCACGCTAAGACTTCTCAACCCGATTGTGATTGAATACTCTGCTGGGTACACTACTTTGCCGAAAACTCTACGTCAGGCCATGCTGCTGTTTATCGCCGACAAGTACCAGAACAGAGGGGATGAACCAACGGAAAAGGCCGCAGAAGCGATCAAATCTCTACTGTATCAGCATAAGGCCGGGTGGCAGTAATGGCAAAGCAAGTATCAGCGGGTGAAATGCGGACAAGAATCACCGTTGCAACGCTTACATCAAGCCAAGATGCGGAAGGATTTCCGACCGAAACATGGGTGAATGTGCTCGCAACGAACACATATTCAACCATGCCAACAGCGGGAATTGGGTATCTTGGACAGGTGGCGCAGTACACGGGAACCACGGGCGAAACCTATACGCAAAACCACCTGTATGAATGTGTGAGCGACGGGGCAGATGTTCCTGCGTATTCTTGGGAAGAAACGGAATCAAAGCTCAAATGCAAATGGGTAAACGCCCACGGCTCTGATGCACTGGAAAATCTGCGAGTAGAGCTAGGCCAGACGGCAACAATCACACTTCGGTACACTTCGCTTATAAACCAACGATGCAGAGTGTTCTACGAGAACGATACGCAAACGGACGCGAACGCATGGACGGTTGTAAGCCCGAATGACCCGGAAGATCGGCATAGGTTCATGGAGATCACACTGCAAAGGAAGGTGGCAGCATGAGCGTAGCAAGCGACCTGCGTACCCTTCTCCTGACATTGGGCTATCCAGTAGCGCAGGGAACGTACACGGGAACGGCAACGACCTATATCACCTTCAACTATACGACAAACCCCGAGTGCTTTGCGGGCGACGAACCAGACGCGGAAGTCTACCTGCTGCAAATCCATCTCATAGCCCCTGCGACAACGAACACGACCACGCTGCAAAAGACGATCAAAGACTTGCTGATGGCGAACGGGTATCCATATCCGTCAACCGTTGACGCAAGCGATGATCCTTCTGAGCAACATATTGTGTTTGAAACCGAAACGGATGTTGGTATCTGATGGCAAAAATGACCGTATCAGGCATTGACGAGCTGATGTTATCCATGAAACAGGTAGCAGAACTGCCGGACAGCGTAGCCAACGATATGCTACAGGCCGCTGGTAAGATCGTCAGAGATGCACAGACCCGCAAAGTAAAATCCTCACTCGGAGTAAGAACAGGCGCTCTTGCGAAAGCAATTACGGTTACGCCCAAAGTCAAGACCCGAAAAGGCGGCGAAAGGTACGTCACCGTATACCCGAAAGGAACGCACCACATCAATGCAGACGGCACAAAGGTTACCAACAACGAGGTATTCTTTGTGAATGAGTTCGGCGCACCTAAGAGGGGGATAGCCGCAAAGGGAATGGCAAGAGCGGCCAACGAGGAAAGCGCGGAAAAGGCAACCGCCGCGCAAGCCGAAGTATACGACAAGTGGTTGCAATCAAAAAATCTGTAAAGGAATGATCTAAATGCCTAAAGTTGGACTTAGATACGCAGTTTTCGCGCCTATCGCTACCGAAACGGAGGGCGCGGCAATCACCTATGAGAACCCCCTGGTATTGCAGAAGCCGATTGCCGCCGATATTGCCTACACCCGAACCAGCAACCCCCTGTATGCCGGTGATGTGATCTCCGAAAACGACAACGGGATTACCGGCGGCACCATTACCTTCAACCCCAAAGACCTGATCGACGCTGAGCAGGTATCCATGCTGGGCTTCACCGATTCCGGGGACATCGAAGTAACCGACGCTACCGCCCCGGCTGGCGGGTTTGGTTATGTGTGGGTGAAGCGCCTTGCAGGCGTTACTACCTACATCGGCGTGTGGATTCACAAGGTTCAATTCGCGCTCAACGCCGACACGACCAAAACCCGCGCTGGCTCTATCGACTGGCAGACCCCGACCATCGAGGGCATGATCTTCGGTGTGTATATCGACGGGACGGGCGCGGCCTATTTCGTGAAGCATCACGAGTATTCCACCTACGCCGACGCGAAATCGTGGGTAGACACCATTGCTGGCGTGTCCAGCGATGCGTCCACCGGCCTGTCTGCGCTGTCTGTCACTGGCGCTGGCGGTACTCTTGCCCCGGCGTTTGGCGCGTCTGTGCGCTACTACTCGTTCTACGGCATGACCGCCGACTCGTTCACCGTGACCCCGACCGCCGCAGATCACACTATCGAAATGTACGTGGATGGCGTGTTCCTGCAAAATGTTACCTCCGGCGCGGCCTCTGGCTCCGTGTCCATGTCCGTTGGAACGAAGCTGGTCAAGCTGGTTGCCTACGAATCCGGCAAGTCCTCGCAGACCACCTATATCGTTGTCGAAAAAGCATCCTAATGACTACAGGGGCGGCTTAACCGCCGCCCCTTCTTGGAGGATTTATGAACGAGAAATTAACGCTTGTAAAAGTTGGAGATAAAGAGTTTCCCATGCTGTATAATGCTACGGCGTTTCTTGACTTTGAAGATAAATACGGCGAGGGCATGAGCCTGAATGAACTGTTTGTCGGGCCCGAAATATACGACACCGACACCAAAAAGGAAAAAGCCGACAAGGAAGCGGCCCGAAAGAAAGCATCCGCATTTACCAAGCGCGAAATGCCGTGGATTGTGGCTACTTTGGCAAAGCAGGGATGCTTGCTGCAAGCCGAACAGGGCAAGAAAACAAAGCCGCCCACCGAGGAATGGGTATCCCTGCACTGGACACCCCGGCAAATGCCGAACATCATGACGTCAGTTTTCCTTGCACTCACACGTGGCATGCAGACAGAGCATAAGAAGGGCGAGGACAAGGAAGTTGATGTTGTTCTGGAGGAGCTTGAATCAAAAAACGTGGAGGGCGCAGCGGAATAACAGCGCTGCGCTTGCTGTGGTTTGGGACTAAGGC